GTATACATACTGGTTATTATGCGACGTGCGACAAGGTGGGGGCGGCAAGTGCGACAATAAGGACTCATATTGTAGAGTCCACACTAACGTTGCGAACGCGCCGAAGCGCGGCGGGGTGGGGGGGGGGCCTCCGCCAATACATATATCCCGCCCTCCCGATACCTGGGCCGGTTTGGCCTTTAACGTTGTTTAACTGTTAGGAGTTTTATGAGTGACCACATAATAGAGATTGCGGATGGTGACGGTGCTTTTGTTCCTTGCATGACTGATTACGAGATTGCGATGTTGGCGATTGCCCGTGAGCGGTTGTCTTTGGCCCGTGATCGTGACCATTCTTTACGTGAGTCTTTGAGCCGGGTGTCTGGCAAGATTAAGAAGATTGACGCCGAGGCGACGCAACTTTTCATAAAGTTGAATGATCGTTTATCGGCTGCCGAGACTGGGGTGTGTCGGTTGTGCGACATTTACAACGGTTCGCATGTTGAGCTTGGTGAGATCGATACTCAACTGTCTGATATACGCGAGTGCATGAAGGGAGCGTGTGAGAGGTTCAAGAGTGTTGACAACAAGCTGGCGATGTTGGGCGATCGTATTGAGTGTATTGAGTGTGCTGCATGGAGGGAGATGTAATGGGCAACTTCCGAGGAGAAAAGGTGAGCGAGAACGCGAATACGATCGGCAGTTTGCGTGGGTCGTCGTTGTTTCCTGTCGGACCTGCGTTGGTGAAATGTGAATGGTGTGGCGGTGCGCATCAGGATGGTGATGGATGTTTCCACGCGATGGTTGTGTGCGGGAACGGGGATCCGAGCAAGATCACAAACGGGGCTGAGTTCAAGAAGGCGTTGGTTGATTTCTGCACCTGGCGTAGGCAAACGGTTGAGCGTCAGATGATTGACGATGCTCGAGAAGAGGAGCGTGCTGAATTTGCCGAACGGCATCCGCCGTTGAAGTTAGGGAAGCTGCGATGTACGCACTGCAACGAGGAGATGAGCGTGGAGGTACACCTGGTATGAAGGGTTTGGCATGAGCAAAATATGCGTGAACGTTCTGACCTACTGCCGGAGTCAAGCGAACTTGTATGGGAACATGATGTTCTTTGGAAGCGTCAGGAGTGCGTTTCCGACGGCTCGCATACAGGTGTTCGACAACAATTCGATTGGAATGGCCCGCCGTATCTTTTCCGAGGAGTCAGCGAAGATAGACGCCAATTTCATCCAGCTGGAGGAAGATTTTCATCATCATAAATTTCTTAATGGTGTTCTGCGAATTTCTGATGTTCCCACTGTTTTCATTGATCCTGACGTTGTTTTCTGGGAAAATTGCGAGAGTAAACTTCACAGTAACTGTCTTTTTTCTGGTCGGCTTCTGCCGCGGTTCAACGACAATTATAGCCGTTGCATAACGCAACCTCGTATCCACACGTCTTTTATATTCTTCCCGAACCCGAGGGAGTTCATTGCGAAGATAGCGGAATCCCGTAGGTTTGACACGAACATGATTGATCCGGTGATGTACATGCATGATGATGCATGGTATCGCTACGACACGATGGGGATGGCTTACGCGGCTATGGGAGACGAATCAAGGCCGTTTGGCGAGGACATGCTTGATAGGTACGACCACTTGTTTTGTGGAACGCATATGGACCTCATAGGCGACAAAATCGCTGGTCTGTCAGAGTTGCACGAGATTGCGAAGTCTGGAGATTACAAACCACTTCGCGGGGTATGGCGCAAACAACAGCAATACTTAGAGGCGGCAAAAGCATGAACCCACATTTTGCAAGCCAGAACGAAGCGGCCCTGTGCGGCTATTACCCAAGCATGTACTCGCGGATGATGCTTGGGCATACGCCTTATCCGTGGCAGGCCGAGGCGATGGATTGGATGGCTCCCAAGTATGCCCGTGGCCTTGTCTGTACCTGCAACGAAAGCGGTAAGACTTCGCATCTGGTACGCGACACGGTTCTGTGGCACATGGACGCAAACCCCGGATCCCTTACGGTGACGACTGCAGGAGTGAACCGGCAGATCGGGGAGCAGCTTTACCCGTACCTGGCAGAATCGTGCAAGACCCTTGCGGGCTGGAAGGTGAGCGCCGGGAACAAGTACCGCGTGGAAGCGCCGAACGGGAGCCGGTGCGTTTCATTTGCTACGGATGACCCGCAATTCGCTGAGGGGTTCCATGCACCTGACCGAGGAGTGAGTTTGTGGCGAGGCTGGACCCCTCCGGAAGGATGGGCGTTCAAGGGAGACCTTCCCGAGGACACGTCTTTCATGCTGATCATCGACGAAGCGAAGTCAGTTCCATACGGGATTTTCCGAGCGGTCCAGAGGATGAACCCGCAACGGTTGTTGATTTGTTCATCTGCGCCTGAAGAGCCAGCGGGATTCTTTGTTGAGTGCTTCACGCAACGGCGTGACTGGTTCAAGAACGAGCGTGGCGGGTGGAACATCCTTGGCGGTATGCCTGAGTTCCCGAACACCTCATATCGAAACTGCCCACACCTTTGCACGCCCAAGTACCTTGCCGATGCGAAAATGGAGCGCGAGCAGTTTGGGGAGAAGAGCGCGTTCTACATGTCGATGTACGAGGGTCAGATACCGGCGGAAGGCCAGAACATGCTATTCCGCATGAATATGGTTGACCAGGCGATGAGCCAGGTGAGCGTCCGGCACCATGGCCAGGGGATGCCTCGGGCGGCGGTTGACTTCAGCAACGGTGGCGACGAAATACCCCTTTATGTTGCGAGTGGCAACAAGGTGTGGCGCGACAGCTCTCACCACGACAAGGACGCTACCAGGTTGGCGACCTCGTTGATTCACCGGTTTGAGGCGTTGCGCCTACGTGATGAGTGGATTGTTGGTGACAACACCGGCATGGGAGACCCCGTGATCGATATCCTGCATTCGCGTGGCTGGAAGATAGGCAGGATCGACATGAACCAGGATCCCATTGACAAGGGCAAGTTCGCGAACGTGCGGGCGGAAATGCTGTTTGAACTTTCGAGCCGGATCAATGGCGGGGAGTTGATCCTTGAGCGTGACGAGGTTCTACGCAAGGAACTGAGTTGGCACAACTACAGCATGGACGAGAAGGGCAAGCTCAAGGTCGGGTCCAAGAAGAACATGCCGAACTCGCCGAACCGGGCCGACACGGTTGCTATGCTGATGTATGGGGCTCCCAGAGCGCAGGCGTTCCAGATGGAGGAGCAGAAGCGACGGCGTGCATTAAGTCCTACTTTGCCCGAAGAAGCTGATGTCACATACCGGACATACAGCAAGACGAAGTCAGACGACCATGACGGAGGTCTTTTCTACTGAGGTCCGTGTTTCGCTTTATAGTAAAGAGGACGTTTATGCAAGGTTTACAGAAGGACAAGCCGCTCGGTGAGTGGTTGCACGAGAATTTAGAACGCGATCTTGACGATCGGCGTTCGCCTTGGCGTGACAAAATCGACCGGCTTGGCAAGCTACGCTTGGGAATGCACAAGCCAAACGGGCTGTACCCCGGGGCACCGAACACCGTCGAGCCGATCATTGACGAGAATGTTAGATCGGTCACCAGCGCAGAGAACCAGATCATCTGGAGCAGCCGGCAGATTTGCAATTTCGTCCCGATGAATCCAGAGTCAACGCAACTGAAGGCCGAGGCAGAGATAGCTTTCAATTCGATGCTGACCTACATGCTGCAGATCCGCGCGAAGCTGAACGCGATCCTGGACCAGAAGAACGACAGTGGCTTTGCCATTGCCAAGACGATCACGAACGACGTTGACTATGGTCGGATGATGGGAACGCCCGGGCTATTGCCTGACTTTGAGCGTGTCGAGGTTTTCGACTTTATCGTGCCGATGGGAACGAAGCTCCTCCGTGATGCTGAACGCTTGTGTCATGTGATGACCTACAACGAGCGCCAACTTCGGAAGGAAGGCCGAGACAAGGGATGGGATCCCCAGGCGCTCAAGTCGATCATAAAGACTTGCAAGCAGAGCGACGACGATTCCGACGATGAAGGGCATGAGCGCCGTGTATCCGACATGGAAGCCTACAGCAGCGAAGAGACGTACCGGATATGGGAATGCTACTACTTCACCGACGATAGTGAGAAACGCGTCTGCACATTCTGTCCCGATGCGCCCGAGTACATATTGCAAAATCTCCCATGGACCTGGTACGCGGTCGAACCAGGCACGACCGAGACGGTCCCAGAGATTGACCCGCTATCGGGACAGCCCTTGATCGACATGTTTGGTATGCCCGTGATGAAAGAGGTTGAGGTTCCAGCGGTGGAAAGGCCATGGCCGTTTGTCCAATTCAGGTTTGAGGACAGGAGCGACGACTTTTATGACACCCGTGGAATCTCCGAAATGCTCAGAGACAATCAGAACATGGCGACGCAGTTCGCCCGTCTGCGTGCTATGGGTTACGACTTCTGGGCCAGGCCAGTGTTTGAGGGTTCGCGTGGGGCGATGGAGACTTTCGGTTTCCGCCCAGGTGAGATGCTTCCCCCAGGCGTGAGGCCGGTACAGATGCCATCGGTTGATCCGAGTCTGTCCTACAGCGCGGACGTGGAGAAGGCGAGCGCCGCCCGCCGTGTTGGTTCGCAGGCCGGATCGTTGTCGAGCGTTGACAGCACTCGTGACCGCAAGACGGCGACTGAGGTGAAGCAGGAGAGCTTTACAACGACACTGCTCGGGCGTGATGCGATCATGCGATTCAGCGAGCCCCTTGGCGAGTTGTTTCAGCAGATGTGGGATTTCTTGGTACATAACCCCGTCCAGCTTCCCAAGTTGACGATGCGGAATCGCAACATGACAAACGAGGGCATGGCCGAGGACGTGATTTTCAAGGGGATCTTCTCGGTTCAACCGGCGGCGAACAGTCGCGCCATGAATCCAGACATGATCCTGCAACAGTTGATCGGGGTCCAGCCCTATATCGGGATGGGCCAGCAGGCCGGGATCGTCAGGACAGACCAGTTGTTGAAGTTCGTAGTTGACCAGATCAACCCACAGATCACGGACCAGATAATTCTTGACGTTGGTCAGACTCCGCTGGAGCAGTTGGTTCAGCAGATGGGCCGACAGGTTCAGAAGAACACGCAGTATATCCAAGCTGCAGCAGAAGAGGACATGTATGCAGATCAGTTGGCCCAGGCTCAGAAAGAAGTCCAGCAGTCAATGCCGCATTCCGGTGAAGGAACTGAGTGAGTGGACAGAGGCGGACCGTCGCAGTCTGTACCTGTTCCTCGAAACCTCCACCGGCAAGAAGCTGGTAAGTAACTGTTACGCGCAGGTGCTTGACGCCGCGCTTGTGGTGGCCGCTGATTCGGATCACGCGCACAGCAACGGATACAGGTGCGGGATGGCCGCGATGATCCTTGGCATTGTGTCTGCCGCGAAGTTTGAAGGCGAGAAAGAGAAAACGCAGAAAACCATCAACCCAGATATGGGAGCGTATTACGACGCCGTAGAAGTATAGCAATTTCCCGCCCGTTCCGGATGGATCGGGCAACGCATTGATCGGGAGTCATGCCCCAAAAATCCCCCTACATCGGGCAACCAAAGGTGTAAGAAATGCCGACAGAAGAGAATGTAATGGCGATCCTATCGAAGGCGATCGAGAAGCAGGAAGAGAGTATTACCGTCGAGGCTGTAAGCACCGACGACCCAGGCAACCTTCCCACCTTTGACGCAGTAGACATGGACAGTGACGATGGCGAAGAGACAGACGGCCCAGAGTTCATCTCCAGGGAATCCAACGGAGACGACGACGAGCCCGAAGAGACAGAGTCCGATGCAAGTCTGACGACAGACGAGCAGGACGAGGACGACGCACCGGCCCGCATCTCCGACCTACGCAAGGCGTACAAGGACCGTAAGCGGGAGGCACGCGATTGGCAAAAGAAGTTTGAAGCCTTGGAAGCACAGTCGAAGAGCTTGCAACAACAGCAAGTCCAGAACGTGAGACCACAGGCCCCACTTCCTGAGCCTACGCGAAGCACACAACTGAGTGCTGCCGAAATCCTTGAAGGGTACGCGAAACTGGAAAACGGTGACCTTGAAGAGAAGTACCGCCCGCAACTCGCGCAGTTCATTTCGGAGTTAGCTCCGCAGGAATTGGCGCAGGTACAACAGCAGGCGATGCTTGGTCAACTTGGCGAGTACAACGCTGAGATCCTCCAGTATGCGGGTCAATTCATGTCCCTGAGCCAACAGAACTACACACGCCGTCAACAACTCGCTGCCACCGAAATGCAACGGAAGAGTATCCGCGAGACTGCACTTGCCGAAGTTTCAAGAATCGAAGGCATTGCAGACCCCAACAGTGAAACGGGCAAGAAGTACCGCCAGACCACAATGGATCTTGGCGATGCACTTGGCCGCGAAGTCTTTGAGAACATACCGCACGCCCCTCTTTTGGTGCGTGACCTCGTGATTCTCAGAGACCAAGCCGCTATGGCCTCACGGATTCCGGCGCTTGAAAAAGAAAACGCAGAGTTAAAGGCCCGTCTTGCAAGAGTAACCTCTCCGTCGAGAGGTGGGACAGGGGCGAAAGCGGTTGGTTCACCGAAAGGCGAAAACATCGTTTCTGACCTCCGTTCCGCGTTCAGACAAGCGGGGAACAGAAACGCATAATTGACAGCAGTATCGAGCATCACGCCGGGCTGCTGTCTATAATAGGAGTAGCCCATCATGGCGGCAGACAATACCACCTCATTGACCGGTTGTATCCAGGTCTATTTTGAGAAAGCATGGATGAAACTTCCCGAGCGGAGTTTCATGACACCCCTGGCAAACAGTGATCTCGGTACGCCTGCAGGCATCCCGAAGAATGGTGGCCAGTTCGTTGAAATGCGCAAGTTCGGCAAGTTCGATGTCCCGACTGTGTCGGCATCCGACGACGCTCCGAAGTACTACGCTGAAGGCGCAGAGCCCACAAGCGGAGAAACGCTGAGTGCTGATATCATCAACATCCCCCTGGCTGAACTCGCTGATTACATCAGCATGGGCAACCTGCTCACCGCGACTGACCCCGTGGATACCATGGAGGTCGCGATGGAGAAGTTGCGCGAAATGATCAAGCGCTGGGTACATCAGCACGTCAATCAGTCGTTCGTCAACCAAATTGCCGATACCAATTCGTTTGCCAGTGGTGGCACGCTGCCATCGGCATTCAATACGATCTACTGTGGTGGCAAGCAGTCGTTCGCAGAGTTGAAGGTTGGTGACTTGCACCGGATGTCAACTTGGACCGAGGCCCGCAGCCGCATGGAGAACGACGGCGTTCCGAAACCCTACGGCGATTTTTACGCCGGGGTCATCTCCAACGCGATCAAGAACCAGTTGATTGCAGATGACCCGGATTTCAACGATGTCGTCAAGCGCCATTCGGAAATGATTCAGAAGACATTGGTCAAGGGGATGATCGGCGACTATTCTGGTATCCGATGGATCCTGCAAGACGACGAGTACCGTGCGGCCCTGCCGAGTGTTGGCGGACTGCTGGCGACCCGTAACAACAGCGGACGCGTCCATGTCGGTCACCTTCTTGGCAAAGGCTCGTTTGCCTACGTCGATTTGGCGAGTGCTAAGCGACGGTTGATGCCGAAGTTCAAGGTTCAGGACATCAGTACGACGGGCATTGAGACCACTGTCGGTTTCCGTATCCCGTTCAAGACTGCTGTCATGGACAATGACTTTGGCGTGAACATCGCCGGAACCTCCAAGTTCTACAAAGGGGTGAATGACTAGATTCGGTTAGGCCGGGAAACCGGCCTTTCTCTCTCGTCGTAAACTGAATGCTCAAATTGAGGATAAACAATATGAGTCTCAAAATGGTACAGTGGGTTGCGCAGAGTGCTGCGACCCGGATCGATTCAACTGTTGTTGACGGTCGCGGGGGCAAGAACGTCTTGCTGCGTGACATGCAGATCAAAGGCGGAACCGCATCTGACGTGGTTTCCTTTCTCCCGGGTTATCCGAACGAAACATCAACGCTGAAGGCTGCGGCGCTGATCAATGCGACCACGATCGTGTTGGTTGGTGACACTGCTAACGGCAAACTGAACGGTTACACGCCGACTACCAGCGATTACGTCATCGTTGCCCATAACACCGGGTGGCAGGTGCTCAAGATCGGTGGTGTTACGCTGGCCGCCGGACAGGCGTCTCTCACGTCTCTGGCGGCTTGTGACGGCGGGACCGGCATCGCCGCTGCTGCTCTTGCTGGAGCGACTGCCGTTGTCGTGAAGGCCGCGAACATCGCGAGCATCACGGTTGGGGCGAGCACGTTCAACCCGTCCACGCTTCCGCAGTTCGTTGGTGGAGTCAGTGGCCCCGTCGGGATCATCTTTGATTCCAAGGGTGCCAATGCCCATTCGGCGTTCGGTATCGGTGAGTGGATCGACTAGGTACACCAGCGGGCGGGGCCACAACCGGCTCCGTCCGCTTTTTTTAATGAGGTCGCCGGATGGACTTGAATTTAGTGGATTCCATCACCTACGCGGTGATTAAGGCGAAGCTGGGGCGCGAGAATGCAATCAGCAATGATGTGTACTCGTTTGCACGACGTGCCTATAATAAGGTGTACAAGCAAGTGTGGGACCGGTTCCCGTGGAAGAACCAGAAGTACCTGAACATTTCAGCGACGACCACAGACGGGGTCATATGGTTTGACAGATTCGTGAGCGACATCCGTTCCGTTCGTACCAGCGACAACGTCGTGCTTGATCCAATCAGCGATATTCGGCTTGCGCAGAACGCTCCGGCATTGATCGATAACGCAGGCATGGCGTCGTCCTACATGCACATCTCAGATTCACCTGTCAAGAAAGACTTGACTACTGAACTTGCATCCGGAAGCATGGTGTCAGTGAAAAACCTGGGGGCAAGCGGATCCACCACGGTACGAATCGAAGGAAGAGACGCAAACGACAACTTTATGTTTGAAGAGATAACCGCCGCCGCGGCAGCGACCGGGGTAGGCACCAAGACGTTCTACTCGATCACCGCAATTTCCAAGAATGAGACGCAGGGCGATGTCCAGGTTGTTGACAAAGACACCGTGTCAGACATTTGGGCGGAGATGAGCCCGGGACAAACAATGGCGATCTACAAGCGCATCCAGCTTGTGCCAATCGTTGACACGTCCACGCCTGTAAAGATCATGGCCTTGCGTCGGTTTGAGCCACTTTGGGCCGACAGGCAGGTGTGCATGATACCTCTCGCCGCCGACGCATTGGTTGACCTTACAGCCGCAGAACTCTTTGAGTACACCGAGGACTACGACAAGGCTCAGGTCGAGCGGCAGAAGGGATGGGACAACGCAGCGATTGCAGTTGAAACGGAATGCACCAAGAGCGAGCGAGACAACAGCTATAGGCCCAGGCTTGGGATGTTCGGCGACAACGACCGGTTTGGGTCCAACCTTTCACCGACAGGGTATTGATAATGCCAGCAGTCTTTGACGCACAGAAGAGCTTTGGCGGCGGAATGAACAGTCTCATGGAGACGTACCGCATTCCGGAAGACGCCTATGTTTCTGCAAAGAACATGGAGTTCAGAGACGGGGCAAGGTCCAGGCGAGGAAGCACACGGCTTGCGGCGGATGCGGGAGGGCTTGGATTCGCGTTGCCGGAAGAGGTGGAAACGTCGTTCATGTACCGGGATCCTTACACAGGACAGACGACGCTGCTTGTCATCCAGGGATCAACGCTCTATTTCTTCGATACGTTGACATGGCAGCGGAGCTACTTGACTCTCCCAGGCACAATGCCGAACGCCCCGATCTACCGGATCATTCAGGCGTACAACAACGCATATTTCTTCTTCGGCGACGGCAACGAAGTGTGGAAGTGGGACGGCGACAGAAGGGCGGCGCTCACGGTAGCGACAGACATACCTGGGGGTGATTACGCTTTCTACGCCTACAATCGCATATGGGTCGTGACGAATGGCGACACGCTGAATATCTCGGACCAACTGAGCGAGAATTTTGACTTGGTGAACAATTCGTTCCAGGTTGACTTTGGAGATGGGAGCAAGATCGTCGCCTTGAGAAGTTTCCTTGAGGGGTTCATTCTGGTGTTCAAAGAAGAAGGCGTTGCAGTTATCTCGGGGACCAACCAGTTCACGGATGCCAATGACCTGGCTTTGCAATGGATCGACACGGAGCATGGGTGTTCCGCTGCAGATTCGATCCGCGTTATCGGGAAGGACGTTGTCTACCTGTCGAATGGCGACGTGCGTACCATCCAGCAGACGGAACTTGCAAAGGCACAGTCAACGGACGTTACTCTTTCGCGGGATATCCCTGGCATGATCAAGCGGATAAACTGGCAAGCCGTTGGCGGGTCTCAGGGGATTGTGTTCGACAACTACTATCTACTCGCAGTCCCGTTCGACGACGCGCAACACCCGAACACGATCCTTGCGTATGACCTACTTACCCAAAAATGGGTGAGCTACTGGCAGTATACGGATTCAAACAGTTCTGAAGATGACGACCTTTGGCGGCATGTATCTCTGACAATCGACCGGTCTGGGGCGAACGATGAACTTATCAGCGTGAACCGTGACGGTGGCGTGGCGAAACTGCTTGAAGGTGAGTACCAGGATTTCCTATGCAATAGGTTGACAGGTCTGCAGTCAATTGACAGCGAGCAGATCCAAATGTCATTCACCGAGTACGGGGCAGAATTTGACTTTCTGCAAGATGAAACCGGTTCGGTTGATATCGTGTTCTCCATGCCTTCTGCGGGTGTTGTTGATTTCGGCCTGTTCGCAATCGAATGTTTTACCCTGTCGGTGAAATTCGTAGGCATCCACCTATACATCACCTATGACGATTCAACCAAGAAGATAACCACAAGATTCCTTGCGGTTACTTCTGTTGGTGGACTCCGTTCATTCCAAGAAACGGCGATCTTCGACGTTGGCCGTTACTATGTTTCAGGTGAAGATATCTTCCGGCTTAGTTTGGTACAGGATGGGATCACCGGGAATGGTCGCGTGTTCTTGGGTGACATCGTTGCAGATAGTCGGGTTAATAAAGTGTCCGGGGCTGGGGCCGACACTGATTGGCTTGGCAATATGGGAGCACCTGGTTGTAGCGGTTCTGTCCGCATCTGCACAGCGGGTAGCGAATCAGTCGCACGCTTGGCGTTGTACAGCGTATCTGTTTACGGGCCGAACAGGCAACTTGATTACCGGTTCAAGATCCCGCTCGATGAAGGGATCGGGAGCACGGTAAGCGGATACGATATCCCGAACACTGTCGTCATCACCGGCACTAAGGACGCAGGCCAGACTTGGAGACGCAGCGGGTTCGCCCCTTCCGAAATCGTGTCTGAACTTGTTACGCGTGGTTTCTCATTCCAGTCTGAGCATGACATGAAGAAGCTGGTCCGTGGTGACATTACCTACTTGCACCGGCAGGCTACGGTCTCCGCGTTGCTCCGAACGAACATCCCGTTTGAGGAGTTCACCTTGTTTTCCGCAAAGACGTTCAGCTTGGCGGAGTATGATAT